CTTTCAATGCGCCTTCAAGCTCACCGATCTTGAATGCAGCCGCTTCCGATTGGGTTTGTAATGCAGCCAGATCAGCATTCGCTTTTTCAAGCTGTGCTTGCAACTCAGCGTTTTGTAAATCTTCGGTGGTGATTTCTTGGCAATGTGCTTTTACAAACCAATTTTCAGCAACTTCTTGTTCGACTTCTTGAAATCCCGCTTGAAGTTGAACCGACTGAACCTGCCCATTTTCATCTCGCCCTAAATTCACATTCAAAGGGCGAGAAAGGAGAATTTTGACCATCTTAGACATTTCGTATCTCCTTACAGACCATCGGCATAGTATGCTGTTTCAGGGTAAACAAACTCGACCACACCCAAGCGACCAAAGTAAGTTGTTAATTGACGCAAATCACGATATTCAATCGGGGTGCGTTGCAACGGTACCATTGGGAAACGTACACGGCTTTCTGACTGTGTATATACCATTGCACGGTCAGTACCTGCGGTACCACGACCCACACACCACTTAGATGGTTGAATATCCAATGGCTTGCCGTTTTTTGCGTTAGAAATACAGTTAACTTTGATGTATTCAAGGATAGAGATATTCCCTGCATCAGATACTTTGCGCGTCACAAGCAACCCAAATTGCTCTGGTGGTAAGAGTAATTTTGAAGGGCAGACGGCAAAACCAGATGCAATCCAAGCGTTGTACAAAATCATGTTCACGTCATCTAGAATTTCATCTGCAGTCGCAGTTTTCCATTTTTTGTTGACGTTAGTTGCACCGACTTTAGATGAATTAAGCAAACCTTCAACGCCAATGACGTCATCACCGATATAGACTTGCTCATCGACATCCATGTTGTGCTTAAGCGTAAGGCCAGTATGCTTCATTGTATCGACTGGACGACCAAGCTTTTTAGCAGATTCGAGCTCTGGAATTGTCCAACCAAGTTGCATTGCCCATAATGTTAATGGCTGCGCAGTCTTGCCAATATCAAGCGCAATCCCTGCAATCGCATCAGCATTCTTACCGACCCATGACTTACCTTTAGGCGATGCGCCGCCTGCAGCCGCAAAAGTTGCATTACTAAAACTTGATACTTCATCTGCAATTGAGACATCAGAACGCAAATCAATATCACGTCCCCACGTCACATCAGCCAATGGCTCGTGAATGGTCGGATCTAAACGCTCAAGTTCACCAACAAGAAATGCACCAGTGCTATCAATCGTCTGTGCATCGAATGTTTGCCACTGGTCACGTGTACGGGCGCGTACTGGTTTTGATTGCGAACCCATCGCCACAGCAGCCGCCATAGTATGAGCTAAGAGTAATTTACCCATGTTTGATTTTCTCCAAGCACAAAAAAACTCGCATATTGCGAGCAGTGCCTTATTTATAAATTTTTAGATATTGAATGCGATTTCAACATTGCCCTGTGCATCTGCGTCATGCATAAACATGGCTTTGGCAACTTCGATCGAATTAGCACCATCTGCTACTGCTTCAATACCCCCAATTGGTTTAGCGGTAGTTCCCGCAGCGACACGGACAAAAACCTTGCCGGCTTTTTTTGCAGTCCCCGCATTACAACGAACAGTCATGTAACCACGCACCAAAGCGTCTTGAACACCTGATGCAACAGGTACTGCTTTACCAAGTTCATTTTGTGCTGATTGAGTTGGGTAGGCACGAACCAATAATCCATACACGGCGGTGTCTGTTGACTCTAGTGGTACAAAGTCACCAGTCGTGGCTGATAACTTACCGAACAAGCCAAACGCAGCGAACTGACCGCCTACATGATGTGATTCGATGGTTGATTGAGATTTACGAGAAACATCACCCGGAATGCCAGAAGGCATGCGATATAAAAATGCATTGCTCATTTTGTTTTATCCTTTGTTTGCATAGAATGCGCGATTTTTAGCGTTAATGTCCGCTGGCGATGGCGATGCCTTACCAAAGTCTTTGGTAGAGATTCCTGAGCGCACACCTTTCATATTGTTCTGCTGCTTAATGAGTTCAGAGGCACCAGCGAATGCAGCATCGATCGTATGCGCTGGCAACTTGTCAAAGTCTGGATTAGCACCCACGAACGGCGAAATGGCTTTTTGACCGTCTTCGGTCGCATGAGCCTGCTTTAATACTGAACGTTTGGTATTCAATACAGCTTTACCATTGTTCACGCTATCGAATGTTGGCATGCGATAACCAGGGGAAAGGATTTCTGCACGTGACATCACTTCTTTAAGTGAATCACCCGTATACGTTTGAGTGCCAGATTCATTCAGTTTTTTTGCTGGGTTTGGAGTTGTTAGATCTCCATTGTCCTTTGTTGGCTCATCATCAGGATCATCGTCTTCTGTTTCCTTTTCAGGATCATCCGAGTCTTTGGTTTTTTTCTTTTCAATTGCAGACATACGTTTATCCATGGTTTTCATGAAACTTCGCATTTCTGCCTGAAACGCAGCATCACCAGTTTTGGTTGGCTCATCCTCTGGATCATCATCCTCAGTTTCAATATCTGGTGCTTCATCTTCAACCGCCTTGGCTAATTTCTCAGCTTCTTCAGCATCTTTGGTTTTGACCAAATTACGAATACGATCAGCAAAGCTAACCTTTTTCTTTTTTGTCTTGTCAGACATAAGACTATCTCCTATCGAGCAGCGGGAACCGCAACGCCCTTTATCAACTAATGCAATATGGTTGATCCGAATATTGCTCTGCAACCCTTTGCCCTTGCCGACTTCAATATAGTCAGCATCGTAACCAAGAGAGATTTCTACCTTCCCACCCATGACGGCTGTAATGGCGTCTTCATCCATTACCAATAAATCACCCATCATGAATTCAGAATCTTCACCATCACCGCGATGAACGTTGTGTCCAGTACCCTTAGATAGATTTTTCCAGTTTTTTGGTGTAACCCAATCTTCAGGATGATCATCTGTAATCGGCTTACCTTCACAACTCGCTATCGTTAGAGGATTAAATAAAACATCTTCACCACGTGAAATTGTGATTTGCCCTGTCATGTCCGCGGCAACGGGTACCTCACCATCGGCATAAGTAAGATCACCTATACGCGCAAGGCGAACATCACGACAAAGTAAGTAGCCTTCAGGTGTGGTTTCCCGTGTGCGACCAATCAATCCAGTGGTGAAAATATTTGATCGGTCTAATGTTTTTCGATCTTTAGTTTTTTTCTTTGCCATACATCACCTATGTTCAGGCGTAAAAAAGCCACCTTTCGGTGGCTAGTAATCATCAGGAATAACAGGTTCGGGATAACATCTACAATTAATATCACACCCGGCATGAGCACGGCGACCAGATTTAAGGTCCACGATAGGCGGTTCATCCCAGTAGATAAATTTTCCGTTTAATTCCTCGTGTCTCTTTCGCACATCCTCATCTTCACTGGTACGCCAAATATAACCCTCAGAACCTAGATTCTCAGCTCTGGCTTGAGTAAAAATGCTCTGTGCTCGGCTAATCTCAGTACGTGCAATAGTGTTGGCTCTAGACTTTGCCACATGCCCACTTGCCATGATCATACTTGAGATTTCGCTCGCTCGGCCGCCCTCGATGAGCGCCCGCGTCGATAGATCCTGAATACGTTGTGCTGCATCTAAAGGCAATGACTTAATCAATCGTACTTGCTCATGTAAGAGCTGCTGATATACCGCACCGACATCAGTATTACGAATCTGATCTTTCACACCACGTGACAAGTCTTGCGCGTAAATGAGCCATGTTTTCTCATCACGCAATGAAACGTCAGTGATGATACGACCGGCTGCATTCTTGGCCCAGTGCTCTAGCGTGTTGCTGTACTCATTCAATGCGGCAACAATCAAAGGATAGGTTTGAGGGTTATTTACATCAAAGCCCTTAACGATTGTATCGATATAGCCAGCAATTTTTCTAAGCTGCTGACTGTACCTTATCTCCATTTTCCGCGCCCGGTGCGGTGTCAGTCGGTTGATTTGGTTCTTCATCTTCTAACTTGCTCCGGGGTGGCGGTGGATCATCGTCCGCATTTTCAATTTCCTCATCGGTGATATGCGAAAACACGCCCGTAACTTCAGATGATTGACGCAGTTCTTTAAGGGCAGTACTACGGCTAATTAAACCGTTTTCCTCGGCAGTTGAGACAGCCTGAACAATCGTATTTGCCACCTCAGCCTTAACCTTTTCATCAATCTGCCAAAGTGAAGCAAAGTCAAATTTGAATGAATCAGGTAAAGCCTTACCCATCTTAGATAGCGATACAACTTCAATTAGCGTTTGCAACGGCGTACGCATACGACCTTCTTGTTGCTGGTTGATATTGTCGTAGTAGTTCGACAGATCCGACTCACCTGTAGCATTCATGCCCGCAGGGGACTGGCCGAATAAACGCACAAGCGGAATTTGGGTTGCACCAGATATTTGCTGTCCAAACTGCATCAAGATGTCATCTAGTCCGCTAAAATTATATTGATTGGTTTCAAATACATCCTCCGCATCCATGAGCGTTAAACCCTCATTCGATTGCCATAAACGAATATGTTCAATTTGCTTAACTAAACCCTCAAAAGCACGCCCACCAGCCGCAATAATATCTCTCAACCCTTTTACTTTATAAGTGCGCAAGTGTGCTTTATAAACAAGTTGACCCGCACCCAAAGTAGCGCTATCAAAAATCGTTAAGCGATCCTCAAGACGCTCAATGACTGACTGCCCCCAAAGATTCTCAGAAATTGATTGCCAATAAGGGAGTTTTACTCCATCCATGCGGATGACTCGGGAGTAATGTACACGTTGATTGCACAACCCAACAGAATCTGTGATGACATCGTAATATTTTGGCATGCCATAGTAGGGTCCAAAATCTGTAACTAGATCATGGAGTGTGGGAGTAACCATCCATCGATCAAGAACCAATAGACCTTTAAATTGATCCTTGCCAATTGTTTTTGTATTTAGTGGTGTTGAGGTGTTCTGGCCATCAATTAACATTACGGCGATTGCACCACCGTATAGACGTGACCACTTAATTGTCTCGTTCAGCTTATCCCAGACCTGTAGCTGATCTAGTTCCTGATTGATTTCCTCGGCATCTTCTGGTGAATCCAACCCGCGCATATTAATTCCTTCGCGAGTCATATCATCAGCCACAACATCTACAACCTGACCCACAACCCAGCTTGAGCGATACATTGACTCAAGCTTCACTCGATTTCGGCTCAGATAATTTGCACTATACGTTGAATTGTCATGCTGATTACCAGTACCAAGCCCAACTCGTGCTGCAAAATTTTGAAAACTATCCGCAGTAAATTTAAGTAATCCCATTAAAAGTTCTCACAGTCTAGACCAGACACCAGTTCCACCACGAGCCATGATGTACCCATCCAATGAATAACGAATCGCATCAATTCCATGGTTCCACTTATCAATAATGATTGGTAATACCTCATCTGTGAGGCGGTCTTTTTTGTATGAATAATTCCTAAATTCTTCCAGCGTATGTTTGCAACGCGAATGAATCACAACCTTTTCAAAGCCTTTAATGTGAGCAATACCATCTTCAACAGAACCCTGCCATTTTTCAGCAGCTTCAATATTGAACCCCTGACGCCTTAGAAAGCTAATTGTCTCTGGTCGAGAGCAATCACCCTTTATTGGCCAGTTGCGTGACAATGGTACTGAGTCATAAAATTGAGCCATTTCATCCAATTCCACTCCAACCCCAAACGCCTCATATTCAATGTAGAGAGTATTTTCTAGAATAAAGGATCTAATTAGTGTGCTTGGATCATTTGCAAAACCAAAGTCAGCACCGAAAAATAAGCGGTCTGCCGTTTTCCATAGATCATCATCAAAAGCCTCAACCTTGTATTTATTTCTAAATATTTGTGCTTCTGAAAGCTCTAAATAATCACCTTCCCATATCCAGCGATAAGTCGCATCGTCCTGATTGGCTTGATCTTGTCTACGCTCAATTTCTAAGACCTCTGGAAACCATGGATTGTCTGAGTAATTCATCTCAACACCAACACCAATGAGCTCACCAGTCAAATCATCAAATATTTTCTCATGTCTAAATCGCTTACTTGTGGCACTGTCACGTTTTTCAGGGTTCCATGTCACCCAAACCTCAGAACCATCTTCACGCACTGTAGGTAATAATTTACGCCAAGCAATTTCTGAAACTGTTTCAGCTTCATCGACCCAACAAAGCAATATGCGCGCTTTCGACTTAATACTGTCAAGATTATGTCTTAATCCAGCGAACCCGTAGCTAACACGGCGGTTTTTAGTTCGTATATAATTTTCTCCCATTTCATAATATTTACTTAAGAAAGGGACTGAACGAATTGCCTGTTTGATTTCCTCCATTGAGGACTCGGACAAAGTATTCATGTATTCACGAGCACCTAAAATTAATCCGCTTATTCCAGCTTCGGCGAACATATACCCCTTAATAGCAGTCATGAGAGCAAATGATCTGGTTTTTGCTGAACCACGACCTCCCCATGACGATCTATATCGAACACTAGGAGCACTAAATATTGGAATTAATTTTGGTGGTAGTTCAATCTGTACTTTGGACATTTGGAGCCACCAATTCAATTGTTGTTGGCTTGTTTATTGATTCACCTTTAGTAGTGTGATCAACCTCTTGCTTATTGGTATATAAGCCACCACTATCCTTTGCTGCCTGCTCCATGATTCGCAAAGCCATAACAGTGTTCTTAGTTTTTTGAAGTAATTTATCGTATTGCTTCATCCGATAATGTTTTTTTGCAATTGGAATATCCACCAAACCGGCATCAAATTTTTTTCGAGTTTCATCGAAAAGCTTTTTAAACTTCGGACTTAGATTTTTTCCTGCGACCTTGGTTGGGTCATATGATTGGCATTGCTTGCGATCAATTGTTATTCCGAACTCCTGTAAGACCTGATCAGCAACTTCTTGAGGTGTATCACGGCATGCAAGAGCTTGAACTATAAATATTTTTACAGGCTCTTTTAGGGCTGCCATAAACACCTCAGTTGTCTAACTACGTCTAACACCATGAGCAAAAAAAAAGAGCCATTCGGCTCAATTAAAATTACACGTCCCACAACTAGCAGCTATATTTTTCTCAGATACAAACGGCGCCTGCTTCGCGACTTCAACCAGACGCTTCACACTCTCACTCGCGCCCCAACGTTTGACTACGCCTACGAACTCTTCAACGTCATGACCTGTCAAATAATGTTTAGGCAATCCCGTCATGTCGCTATAAAGCGGCTCACCATCTTCGTCACGTTCCACGCCGATGTGGTACAACTCATGTTCGATTAGAGCACAAAACTCTCGATCACTTGCTTGTTCACAAAAGCTTGCATCGATCGTAATAAGGTAAACAGGCACAAATCCAAACCAATCACGCATCTGTTGTTCTTGTCGAGATTTTTTCCAACCACCCTGATTGAACATCACCTTTTCACATTGACCTAAAACCATACGTTTTTTAGCTACGGCGGCAGATGATGCCCATGCAAATGCAAGAAAGGTTTCATCATCATGAAGTAGTTCAGCGATATGATCATGATCCGGGTTATGCAACTCACCGCCCAGCGTTAAGAAATTTGTTGTTACCCATTCTTTTAATTCTGGTGCCGCAATGATACGAATGGCTTCCTCTTCTTCCGCTTGATCGATAAAGTCAGTCTGGGGAAATGGTCTGATCTGGTCCATCTTCTAGTCTCGCTAATTCGCTTTTAATCCAGTCGATCGCAAAGCCAGACTCAATTTGACATGGCTCAAAGCGGACAAACCTGAATCCAACATCTACAGCCAAGTCATGCTTGTTTAATGAATTGGCAATCTTTTTACCACCACGACCAACGGCCCATGAGCTGCCTGCGATTTCGATAAGAAGATTCAACCGCACAATATAAAAATCGAAGCGCCAATTTTTTGTAGATTCGAACTTAAACTTACGGCGATATCCGATCAGATTTTCTTCTAATTCTTCAAACAGAGTTTCTTCAGCTTCAAGATAATTCTGTTTAGCCTTAGGCAGCGGTCTGGTTCTTGGCTTAGGCTTATACGGCTTTTTGTTTGTAGTTCGCTTATATGCATCAACGTCCATAGCGCTTTATGTTCTGTTTGATTGTCTCAATGTTCCCATCGATCTGCCGAAGACGCTTATCACACTCAAACTTAAACGCGATCGGCGCATTCAAATGATTCAGGCTTTCGATTTTCTCTTTATCTTCATGCAGCTTTTTTAAGTTCTTTTTCGCTTCGAGAATATCCATAAGCACCCCGTCATCAAAATAAAGAAAGAAAGAAAAAACCCCGCCAATAATCGATATTTAGCAGGGCCTTTATGTGCCGTAATCCGTTCGGCGAATGCCACCGAAGTGGCGAGGGTTTACTTAACTTCTTTCATGCAATCACGACACACTTTGATTTCTTCATTATCAATCGTGTAGTCGATTTCAGTCGCACCGTGTAGGCCGAATAAACATAATATAAATTGGAGCATGTGGATCTCCTTGGAATTTGGCACGCCATGCAGGACTCGAACCTACATCAATCACACTAGAATTATGATGTCTTATCCAATTAGACGAATGGCGTAAAAAAGGATGTAGTGATCTGCCACATCCTTGCCTTAGATTACGATATTGATCAGCTCGGCAACTGACTTACCGTTACTCAACACGACAAACATCTCAAAGTTAGCTATTGATCTGCTCTGTGTCTTTCAATTCCATTGGTTGGGGAGTCACCCACAATTTGAGGCTCTGAGGCTAACTCAATGTGTGACGAAATCACATTGGATTCAAACCGATTTATACGGCTGGTTTCTGCATCCCACCGTTTGCGCTTCTAGTTCACCATTCTTCTGGCAAACGTCACAAATCCAAGTTGCTTCTAAAGCTAACGATCTTTCATGAGTCGATCCTCAATAGATTACTTGTGCACGTCACAAGCACCTTTATAAATTTCAGACAACAAAAAAGCCCACCTTTCGATGAGCTTTAATGAGTTGGTCTCGGATAACCGTAATACGACCAGTATAGAAAAACATTACCTTAAATCCGTTTAGCTGTCAATTCATTACTTTGTTTAGCTTTTTTCTGTACTCACCAACATAGAAATCAATTTCATCCTCCATGTCTTTAAGGAGGATCTCAACCATTGCACCAAGGTATGCATAGTTCTTGCTATATGTATCTGCTTTGATCTCTGTAATACCACAGAACTTTAATTGCCCTTGCAAAGTACGATCTTCTTTAATTTCTGGTCGCATCATGAAGAACACTTGCATTCTTGCCACTTTCATACAAAACAATTGAAGGTCAAAGTGATGGCGCTGACGCTCTTTGCTTGCCGCTTCATATAAGATTTCACCGATATGCTCTACAAGTGTTTTGAATGCTTGTGTTGTATCTCTTGAATCACCCCACACCAGCATCTCGCAATATGCCTTAGTTGCATCATCTTCAATTGAAGCTATGGCACCGCAACGCTCTTCCCAAGTAGGCGCTTTCTCTCCTGTCGATGCAGTAGATGCTTCATAGCTTGCTGTTTTAGCTCTCATTTGCTGACCAACCCATTCAAGATTTGATAATTTTTCAACTACTGCATTCATGCCTTTCCCCTTATGCCGCTTCAAGCATCAAATACTTCTTAATTTCATTAATCGCTTCATCTGCCCCAAAACAGACTTTGCACAGATAACCTTGAGCCTCTAAACGCTGAATCATGATTTTCTGACTTGGTTGCAACTTGCCTTTTTGTGCTTTCAATTCAATCCACAATCCATGAACCTGACCGTTTGGAATAATGAGCTGCAAATCTGGCACACCCGCCTTAACACCCATCTTTTTAAGCTTTGTCGCTTCAATGATATTTCTTGAGCCACCATTGGGAATATGAAATAAATAATCACTCAACCGTCCGTCTTTGAACTTCACTCGATGCGCCCATGACATGACTGTGATTTGCTCTTGATCTTCGGTCGGCACACGATTGAACTTCTTAGAACGTGCAATCTTTTTTGATTGAATCCGTTGAGCATCTTTGAATGTGGTCATACTTCACCCATTGCCTTTTTAATTTCATGTATGCAAAACCTAAGTGCAAAAACACGCTGATCATTGCCTTGCTTTAAATTTTGCTCTTTCGCAATCTCCAACTGACTGACAAGTAGGCTTGCAGAATTTCTTAATTTGTCGTTTTCAATCTTTGCGCTATGCAATTCCTGAGCTAGTCGATCAACTTCCAAGATTGCTTGCTCTCTTGTTAGCTCTTGATCAGCAAAACAGCTACCACCAGCATGACAATAACCATCACTGCCACAATAACCA